TTTTATTTATTTAGTAGAAATTTTCCATACTGTAATGAGTTTAACTCATCTAGTTCTTCATATTTTACAATATGAAGTTGTCCTGCAACTTCATTCCATGTATAATTTCTATACTTTCTCCAATGAAAATTAATTCCTATAAATCCCCATCTTTTAATTTCTGAACAAGCAATCAAAGGATGTTGATCATATTCTAATCCTGGCGTTTTCGCATTATAAACAAATGTATAAAACTTTCCAACCTCAGGTATCATTGCCACATCTTTAAAAATATCTAATATGATGAGCATTAAATCTTCAGGATCTTTAATTCCTGAAGATTTAACTATTTTTTTAAGTTCTTTAACTCTTGGCGTTGAACCTGAATTGATATACTGCCCAAAACCTTCTGCCATTATTTAATTCCTAATTCTTGCTCGGTGATTACGCGGAATTTGATTAGATGATCATCACACCATTCCTGAATTGATTTCCACTTGGATTGATTCACTGCATAAGTATTTACTTCATTAATGTATGTCTTATTTTTCTTTTTTCCTTGTACGGGGGGAATGGTTTGTCGTTTTGGTTTTATTTCTATTACATACTTTTGTACTTTTGTATTACTTTCTAATACTTCAATAATAAAATCTGGAAAATATCTACATACTTTTTGTTTCACTGGGTTATAATAAGGTATACAGAACTCTTCAGATCCATAACGAATAATATTAGGAGATCTATCACACCACTGCATAAACTTAAGTTCCCAACTACTACGATAGATTATATTTTGAACATCTCCAATATATTTTTTTGGATTCTGTGGATGAAATCTTCCTTGATGATATTTTGAATCTCTTGGCATTTTCTTTATTTTTGATTATACATAATATATCAATAAAAGTATTTATAAATGCCTTCCGCAAAGAGCATTGCTGACATTAAATCGGCACTTTTAAATCCAGCAACAACTTCTCATTTTGAAGTTACTATTGATGCACCATCTGGATTAAAAGACAAATATCTCAGTCAAAATGGAGTTAAATTTGGTGCAAATCAGGGAAAATTAAATCTTCTTTGTTCTGATGCCTTACTTCCAGGTTCTACTTTTACAACTCATGATATTACTGGTGATTACTATGGATCAATTCATAGACACGCATATAGGAGATTGTATGATGATAGAATTGATTTTAGTTTTTATGTTAATGCTGAAGATTATTTACCAATTAGATTTTTTGAAGTATGGATGAAGTATATTGCAGGAGAACAAATTGCTTCTAGTGAAAGTGGTCGTTCGGGTGTTAAAGAAGAAAATTATTTTTATAGAATGAATTATCCTGATCAGTATATTTTAAAACAAGGACTTACGGTCACAAAGTTTGAAAGAAGTAGTCTTGGTGGTTCTAAAGGTATTAGAGGAGGTACATTAATTTATAATTTTGTGAATGTATTTCCAATTGCTTTAAATTCTATGCCAGTATCATATGATACTTCTTCCTTGCTAAAGTGTACTGTTTCTCTTTCATACATTAGATATTATGTGACACCACCACAAGTTCCAACTGCACCACCAGAAACTACATCAACTCAAAATTTTAATCTTACTGCAGAGCAATTAGCAGCAATAAATTCGCAAGCATTTAATCCCAATGTTGATTTAACGTCGGTGTTAGGAACTAGAACTACAACGGGTGGAGTTAATTTTAATTCTGCTGCCGCTTCTGGAAATTCTATTAGCGTACAGGATGCATACTCTGGAAATTTTAATCTCAATGTTTAGAGATAAATAATCACACCTGAGATTATTATAGGATATTATGCCGTTACCAAAAATTTCTACACCAACTTATGAACTTGAGTTGCCATCATCTGGACAGACAATCAAATACAGACCTTTTCTAGTTAAAGAAGAAAAACTTTTAGTCATTGCTTTGGAAAGTGAAGACACAAAGCAAATCACTAATGCTATTAAGGTTGTAATCAAGAACTGTATTTCTACAAAAGATGTTAAAGTTGAAACTTTACCAACATTCGATATTGAATATCTTTTCTTAAATATTAGAGGAAAGTCTGTTGGTGAACAAGTAGATGTTAATATTATCTGTCCAGATGATAATGAAACTAATGTAAGTGTGAGTATTAATTTAGATGATATTAAAGTTGTAAAAAATGAAGAGCATACTAATAAAATTAAAGTAGATAAAAGTATTATGATGGAAATGAAATATCCATCACTTGAACAGTTTATTAAAAACAACTTTGATTTTAATAATGAAAATGCAATGGAACAATCTTTCGATTTAATTTCAACTTGTATCGATAAAATTTATACTCAAGATGAAGTGTGGTCTACTGCAGATGTAACCAAAAAAGAACTCACTGAATTTTTGGAATCTATGAATTCTTCACAGTTCAAAGAAATTGAAAAGTTCTTTGAAACAATGCCAAAACTTTCGCATAAAATTTCTGTTATAAATCCAAAAACTAAAGTAGAAAACGAAGTTGTTTTAGAAGGGTTAGCCAGTTTTTTCGCATAGGAATGGTCCATATGGATCTTGAAAGTTATTATAGATTAAACTTTGCGTTGATGCAGTACCATAAATATTCATTGTGGGAAATTGAAAATATGATACCTTGGGAAAGAGACATCTATGTTGGATTATTGCAGCAACATCTTGAAGAGGAACAATTGAAGCAGCAACAAAAAACAAATTTTTAATAACCAAATAGAATGGCAGTCAATCAACAAAAACTTTTAGGGAAAACAACTTCAGTTCAATCTACTAAAGTTGCTCCACAACAACAGTTAATTGCTGCTCCTGCAGATACTGCAGCTCTTCAAGATATATCAAAATCATTAACAAGAATTTTACAACTTTTAACTCAACAAAATACTCAAGTCACTAACGAAGCAAATCAAGAAAGAAAGAATCAAGAAGTAGCAAGAAGAAAAAAAATAGAACTGGGTTTAGAAGGTTCATTTGCTGTAGTTAAAAATGCAGCTCAGGTAATTGTTGCTCCAGTAAAAAATATATTAGATCAAATTATACAATTTTTTGTTACTCTGTTTTTGGGAAAAGCACTATTAAACCTAATTAATTGGTTTGCAAATCCGGAAAATCAAAGTAAAGTTAGATCTATTGCCAGATTTTTAAGAGACTGGTGGCCAAGTCTAATTGCAGGATACATTCTTTTTGGAACTGGATTTGGTAGGGCTGTAAGAAGTCTTGTTGGTATTGCTGCTCGAAGTGTAATGTTGCTTGGTGGAGTAGCATTAAAGCTTACTGGTGCTATTGCAAGAGCAATTGGATTAAAGAAAGCAGGCACTGCATTATCTGCTCTTGGTGGTGGGGGTGGTGGATTAAAAGGAATTCTTGCTAAGTTAGTTGTTGGAGGTGCTGTCACTGCTGGTGGAGCAGTGATTGCAAAAAATATGATGGGAGGTGGTGAAGAAGGAGCACCACAAATTGAAGTTCCACCAGCACCAGCACTTCCAATAGCAGAAGCATTTGGTGGTGGACTGATTGATTTTAAGACTATGCTTGCTGCATCTGGTGGGCAAGTTGATTCTAAGTTAGGTATTCTTACACAACTTTTTGGATCTGGTGGATTTGCAAGTTTACTTCATGGAGTTCCTGGGGTTGTATCGGGACCTAAAGGAATAGATAAGGTTCCTGCAATGCTTACTGATGGCGAGTTTGTAATGTCTCGTGGAGCAGTACAAAAGTTTGGCGTGAATACTCTTGAGAGTATGAATGCTGCTGGAGGTGGAACAAATAGACCAAAAATAGTAAATAGAAAAATTTATGCGGAGGGTGGTGGATTTATTGGAAAAGCATCTCATCATATAAAAGAAGATGAAGCCTTATCTTCACTTACAAAAGGGGAAAATGATTTTATTAAACCTGGTGGACAAAGTGTCCTTAGTTCAAAACCCTGGAGTTCAGTTAAATCAAATACTCCTCTTTATTCTTATGGAGACAGATATAAAATTCCCACTATAGGATGGGGATCAACTTATTATGATAGTATTCTAAATGGGAAAAATCCTGTTAAAAGTGGAGATAGCATTACAAGATCACAAGCAGATAGTATTTTAAATGTTAATATTTTAAATCTTGCAAAAGAATATAGTAAAAAAATTCCAACATGGAATAAGATGAGCGACAACCAAAAGACAGGAATTCTATTGGTTGGATATAATGCACCAAATGGGCCTATTGGAGCATACCCAAATCTTACAGATGCATTAAAAACGGGTAATATGTTATCTGCCGCAGAACATGCAGTAAAGAGACGTGGACCGAGCGCATCAAGACTTTTTCTTGAAAAAAAGTTAATATTAGATGGGCCAAAAAATTTATCAAAAGTTAATGTGCAAAAAACTGATTCTAAACCAAAAGAGAAAACAAAATCATCCGGTTTACTTGATAATATTTTCGGCGGTATTAATAAATTTATTTTTGGGGACAAAAAATCAAATCTGCCTGCATTTTTTGGTGGTGGATTGGTAAGAGGTAAAGAAGGAATTGATAATGTTCCTGCTATGTTAACTCGTAATGAGTTTGTAATGTCTCCAGGTGCAGTACAAGAGTTTGGTGTGAATACTCTTGAGAGTATGAATGCTGCTGGAGGTGGAACAAATAGACCTAAAAATGCAACTCCACGGAGATTTAATGAATCTGTAAAATCAATATCCTCCGCAAATATTGTAAAGACTCCACCAAAACAAAAACCAATTACACCCACACCAAAACCAGCACCAAAAGTAATTAGTAGACCACCAGTTGCTGGTGGTGGAATGGGTGGAGCAAGAGGTGGTGGTGCAAAACCATTCATTCCATCACTTCCTGCTGGAAAATCAAATTCAAAAACGGCGAAGCAATTGGGAATTAAATAATGGCACCAATAGTTTCTCCTTTAACTGGTACTTTAAAATCTATAAAAACACAGTTTATCAGTAAAGAGAAACTGTTAAAATCGACATTAAATGTCCAGAAAAAAAGAATCAATTTAAAAAGAAGTAATGCCGAAAGAGAAAGATTTATAAATTATGAAAAAGTTCTAGAGAGACCTCTGGCATCTTTAGGAAAACCTATAAGATCAGTTGCTAAAAGACTAGGATTTCTTGATGCTCTCAAAAATTTTATAGTAAATGTATTACTTGGTTTTTTTGCTTTAAGATTACTGAAGTATCTTCCACAATTAAAAAGTGTTTTTATTGGTATTCTAAAGGCAGGTAATTTCATCATAGATGTTGCTGGAAGTATACTTAATGGTCTTGTCACATTTATTGATTATGGATATAAGGGATATGATCACGCAAGAAAGATAGTTGGTAAAATTGGTGGTGATAAGGCAATACAAGGTTTAGATGAAATGACTGGTGAAAGCACCAAGTTAATCAACCAAATGTTGATTGCTGGAATGCTTTTCAGTGATTTTAATGTCTTTGGTGGAATGGGTGCTGGGCAAAGTGTTTTTAACAAAACTGTTGATACGATTAAAGATACTGTATCAACCGAAGTTGCAACTGCCACGGCACAAAGAAGTGCCGGTGCAGCATCAGTTAAGGCAATGGGTCCTCTTGCAGCAGGTGGAGTTGTTGTTGGTGCAGGTTTACTTTTATCTGCTGCGGGAGAAGGAATATTTCAACTTACTAGATGGGTAAAAGGAATAAAATCTATTTCTGGACCTGCATCTTCTCTATTTAGTGTTCCTTTAGGAATTGTTGAAGGTGTTGGAACCATTTTTGATATTCTTGGTGCTCCTTTTAGATATGGTATTGAATTGATTCGCGGTGGATTTATGAAACTTTTTGATGATAAAAGTGGATTAGAAAAACAGGCAACGAATCTTGGTAAGTTTGATGCTAGAGTGAGAGAAAATTTGAGAAGATTTTCTGGACTTTTTTCTCCACTGTTTAAGTTTTTTGGTAAGAATGATATTGCAAAAAAATTACAAACTCCCGGATCTTTTGGAAGTCTTTATGGTGAAAAGGCAGTTAAAGATATGGGATATTATGGTGGTGGGAGAGTTATAAAAGTCAAAAAGTATGCTTCTGGTGGTCCAGTTTTAATTGAAAGAACTGAAGTTAAAGAAATTAATATTGAAAGAACAGAAACATCAAAAAAAAGTGAATTAAATATTGGTTCTTCTATTGGTGGAGAACTTAATTTTGCAAAAGTTTTTCCTGGATCAATTGACGATCCGGGAAGAATGAATCGTTATGAATATATGGGAAATGTTCATGATAGTATTCAAGGTGCTGCAGATATTGGATCTGTAATGGCACTAACAACTAAGACGTTGTTAGGAGATCGGGTTACAAAAGATGATTATGATAATGCAGGAAGATCTTTATCTGGTTTTATGTTGAGAGGTCTTCAAGATCAAAATCCAGTTGCTTATAATTCTTTATTAAATGTTCTTGATTATAAGCAATTTACTGGTGTGATTTCTATTTTTTTAATGAAATCGATGAAAGATCCACTTTCTGGTATCTTAAATCTATTGAGAGATCAGGTTGGTCTCGCACCAGTTCCTGGAGATGCTACTGGAACTGAAGCAGATCCATGTGCCGCTGCTTGTGATACTGGCAGCGGTCAGTCTGTATATGGAGATTCTGTTGATAAGGCAATTCTTGATTTGATTTCATCTGTCGAAGCACAAAGTTATGATACAATGAACGTGTCTAGAGGTGCCACTGCAGGAAAACCAACTCAAATGACAGTTGATTGGTTGGTGGCAAATGCAAATGGTGCGATTGGTCGATACCAACAAATGTCAGAGTATCTTAAAGAGCGTGTAATTGCTGCTGGTGGCAAGGGAAGTGATAAATTTACTCCAGAATTGCAAGACAGGGTAGCATTAAAAATGCTTTATTCAGGTCATGGATTTTCCCGATGGAGAAGTGGGCAAATGAGTAATGAAGAGTTTGGTGATCGTCTTTCTGCAACTTGGAGAGGTCTTCCTCATAGAAGTGGTGGAACTTATCCCGACCGATATGCAGGGAGAAATAAAGCACATATATCCAGACCTGCTTTTATGACACGGTTGGCTCAAATAAAGTCCTCTGGTGGCGGAACTATGGCAGCAAAAATTACGCCAGGTTCTCCTGCAGCAAATGTAGATCCTTGTATTTGCGATCCTGATATTCCCTCTGGAGATCCTGGAGATATTTCTGGAGCTACACAATTAGGTACAGGAACTTTTATTCAAGGAAGTACTGGAGAATCAACCGGACCACACTTTCACATTGGACCAACTGAACTTTATGATCCAAATGGAGATAAGTGGATTGGGAGAAAAACCGAACAAGGAAAAGCATCCTCTAGAGGAGCTGCTTTTCAAACCATTAAAGGGTTTATTAAAAATAAAATTCCAATTACACTCACAAATGCAGGCGGCATTTCTATAAATCCAGGATCTCCTCCAGATGATTCCACAATAAACAAATATCTTATTAAAGAACAAGTTGGACATGCGACTAGATCTAGAGGAGGTTCTTGGGGAGGACTCGATCTTGCTGGTGCCGCCGGAATAAGATTTCCTCTTGCAGTTGGACCTGTTGTAAGTAGTGTTCATGGTTTTGGAAATGCTGCAAGAATTCTTGGTACAAATGCTTTTGTTGGGCATGGAGCGACTGGATCAACTGGATCTAGAGAAGGTGGTGGACCAACATTATCTGGAGGCATAAGATTACTTCACAAAGGTGA